GCAGAGTTTATCAAAAGAGCTGCACCGAAAAGAACAGGTTTAAAAACCACAAAAGTAGGAGGCAAGTCTAATGATTACAACGCATACCTAAAGGCAAGAGGCGATGCCGCAGGTAGAAGGGGTGTAAATGGAGGGAACATTACACTTTAATAAAAAACTTAAAAGAAATCTAAAATGGCACAAAATAGCCCTTTAAACGTAGCAGAAAACTTGACCATTCGGTCACTTTCTGATCGTAACGATTTCCGAAATGTATATGACCTTTCAGGAGGTTACAACAAGTTCGGAATGATCGTTAACATTTTAAATATGCCTTTCGGAGGCGGAAAGCAGTTCGACACTGACAAGTACGAGAAATCAGTAATGGGTCGTGGACACGTTATTGCTCAAGTATCTGCACAAGCTGCTCCAATTGGAACTACTATGGTTCTTTCTCTTGCTCCTCAAGGAACTCCTCCAGCAGCAGTTGACACTTTCCGTGTTGGTGATGTTGTAGTAGCTGCTGACCACAGTGTATCAGGTAAAGTAATCGCAACCGTTCCTGGTTCTATTACTATTGAAGCAACTGAGTCAACTATCGCTGCTATGCAGGCTGCATTTGCAGTTAATGCTTATGTAAAGGTATTAGGAGACAGCTCTCCGAACTTCTACTCTGATGGAAAATCTCCATTGTATGAGTTCCCTGAGTTAATCTACAACTACTCTGCTGTTAAGCGTGATACTTACTTAGCTTCTCGAAGAGAGAACATTAAGTCTCGTATCTACTTTAAGGATCAGTTCTGGGGAGATGCACAACTTGACCTTATGGTTCAGCGATTCCTTCGTCAGATGGAAAAGCAAATGTTGTTCTCAAACCAAGCTCAGTGGACATCTCAAGTAGGTGGTCTTTCTGACATGAACGGTGGTGTAAGATGGTCTATCATCAACAGAGGTGGTGAGTACCTTCCACTTGCTTCTGCTTTGACTCAAGCACAGTTCGACAACTTCCTTGCTAATGTATGGAGCCGTAAGGCAAGCCGTACCACTCCATTGACTTTGTTCATGGGAAGAGGTATGATGCAACACATTCAGCGAACTTTTACTGACGGATACATTGTGAATGCTGGTTCTATGAACACATTCGGTGGTTCTGAAGTTAAAGGGATCGATGTACGTACATACGCTATCGCTGGTGTTGAAGTAGCAATGGTTGAGCTTCCAGTTCTTAACGATACTGAGTTCTTCCCAGAGTTGACTTCAGTTGCTGGACTTAGCAACCCTTACCGTCAGCAGCACACATTGTTCGCTCTTGACCTTGATCCAATTGAGGTTAAAGGTGGTGGACTTGCACCTGCTATCGAAAAAATCTACCGAGGACCTTCTGAGTTCTACGCTGGTTACATTAAAGGTATGGCTGACGCTGGAGTACCTACAGCAGAGAACTTTAAAGACTACTCAGTTGATATCGTAAGTTCAGTTGACGCTCACAGATGTGATGTAATGGCTGACAACGGAATCGACATGATCGGTAAGTTCTGTGGAATGATTGAATTGATAGCTTAATTTATAAATTTTAAAAACTTAGAAAAAATGAATCAAGATATCAATATAATTCTTACTACTGCTGAGACTGTAGTTACTGCTATAGACTTTGCAGACGGTTTAGGTAGAATCCTAAAAGGTGCTGACGTACAGTACACTTTCCCTTGGAAAAAAATGGGAGCTGTGTCTAAATCAACAGGTGCTGCTGGAACCGCAGGTGTTGTAACTGTAACGCCAGGTACTGGTGCTGCTAACACGGCTTACACTTTCTTCATCACTCAAAATGTGGGTGAGGAGTTGGTTTCAGAGCAAATCACTTGGGTAAGTGGAGCTGTTGCGCCATCTGCTACTGAAATTTGTGACGGATGGAGGAGCATCATAGCTGCTCATGTAGCTGCTGGTAGACTTGCAATTACTGGAACAGGAACGAGTACTTGTATCCTTACCGCTTCTTCAGTTGACAACTTCAACCTTAGAGGTGTTAGTGGTCCTCTTGGGGCGGCTGTACAAACTGCTCCTCCTGTAGCCCCAGTTGGACGAGGCGCAGACCTTCTTGCAGAGGGTATTGTAGACTCTTTCCCTGCTGTTGGTGCTGCTGCTGCTCTTCCTGTTGCTGGTCTTTCTTACAGTGAGTACACTTTTGAGCTTATGATGCCTAAAGGTAACGGAGGATTTAACGAGCAAACAAGCGACCAAGCGGTTAAATTGAAAGTTTACGCTGACGAAGGTGCGCCTGGTACTAATTGGAGTGACCTTGACGCTGTAGTTGACGATATAATTGATGGTACTTACACTGCTGCTGAACTTTTGGGTTCTAACGTGTAATAATCTTCAGTTGTTTAATTTTAAGAAGAGGTGGCATTTTGTCACCTCTTTTTTTTATATTTGATGTTGTTAATTAACTAATACTTTAAAATGGAAAGAGAAATTGCAGTGATAAAGCCTAAAGGTGTAAATCACATCAAACAAGCCGTAACCCTAACGGCTACCTACAGTTTAAAGGGCAGAAACATCTCCCTAAATCAGTACGGAGAGGTAAAGCCTGGAAACCTAACTACAAATAGGGGAGACATTAGATTTGCAGGAGAGCTTGCCACAGAGAGTAAAATCTTCGGTGAATCATTAGAAGATGCTGAAGATGAAATTGATTTCTGGATGAACCACCCTATGGTTGAGGATATCAACGGTAAAGGAAAAGACAACTCAAGGTTTACCATTGAGGTGATTGCCGCTACCAAAGACAAGAAGAGAGCAAAGACTGTAAGCGTAAACCGTGTAGTATCAACTATTTACGGTATGTCAGAGGCTGAAAGAAAGGACGTTATGTACTTCTTCAAGCAAGACCCAAGAGATATGAGCGATGATGACATCACACTTACGCTTGTGGATATTGAAGGAGGTCTTTTATTAGCAGAGCCTAACACATCAAGATTTATTGAGACATTCGGATCATTGAACAAGAGTTCAGTAGCCAAGAAGGTAGAGATGTTGGTGTATGTAAACAAGGGAATTGTATCTGGATTTGTTACAGAAGACGCAGACAAGTTCTATATCGGTGATGTTCTTATAGGTAAAGATGAGGATGATATCGCATTGTTCTTCAAGGATAATGCACAGATGTATGACAACCTTGTACGTTCACTTGCTGACGGTGGTGACGATACAGCGTTCAACGAATTAAACGAGGTTGAGGATGATGACATCACTCCTGCCGAGAAAAGAGCGCACTTTACAAAACTATACAAGAAGTATAAACTAAAGGGTAAGTTCCCTGCCGACCTTGACAAGGCAATTGAACGAATCCACGCATACGAAGAGGAGAACGGAATAGAGTTGTCTGAGTAACAATCAGACACCCCCTCTTTATGAAGCCCTGACCTAACGGTTGGGGCTTTCTTTTTATGTGTCCATAACATTGCGTATCTTTGTTCAATGGTCACAGGATTAGATCTTTCAAAATTATTCGAGGATAAGATAGATAACAGCTACTCGGATTACGTAAGCGATGCCAAGATGCAACGTGCGTTTGATAATGCGTTCCTACGTATTATAGAGAACAAGTATCGTGGTATGGACACTCAGAAGGAGTTCGATGAACTGTCTGAGCTGATGGTTATCGACAAGAGGCTTCTTATAAATAACGATAGGTTTAGAACTGTAGCTGTTCCTATTGCCTCTGTAACTACAGGGTTACTTACTACAACCTTCACGTTTGCGGCAGAGCATAACCTTGTAGAGGACGATACCTTTACTGTATCTGATGTGTTAGGAACGCTGACAGGTGTTAACCAAACTCACACAGTTACCGCAGTATCCATTACTTCTGATACAATCATAACGCTTGCAACTGCATCTACTGGTACGGCTACAGCTAATACAGGCTCCGCTACTACTCAGCACATATCTACAGACAGTATGCTCCCTGACTATCTACACGTATTGGCTATCAAGTCTTATATGTACGACACATCTAAAGACGGATACTCTCTATATAAAGTAGAGGCAGGTACGCCTGGAGTTGTTGAATTTTTTAGACCCAATAAGATAAGAAGCGGTGACTACGTTCATAGCGCAGATTTATCTGGAACTAACCCTCAACAATTCATCATACTTAAAAGAATAAACGAGTTTAAGTATGAGATTTACGATGCCTCTGATAGGACTATGAACACTCCTATTACTGTTCCTGTTGCCCCAACAAACCCTTCGGATTTTGTAGTAAGACCAGTTGAAGAGAATTGGGCTAAGTACCTACAGAGCGATAGAAGAATATCTAAGTCTGGACAGCCTACCGTTGACGAGCCAAGATTTAATCAGCATAAGAACTTTATACTTATGCACCCTCAAAACGCAAGTTGCCCTGCGGTAGATATAGACTACATTAGAAAACCTGAAGTAGTTATCGATGTTACGGACGATGTTCGTGATCTAAATCTATTCTACAGCGAGACACTACTGAATAGACTCACAGATGAGGCTGTTAAGATGTTCTACCAAGAGGTACGTGACCCTAACCAGTATCAGATTGCTGACAGAGAGATGATTGACAACCCATGATGAGTATCTCTGGAAATATAGAAACAGATTGGGAGGTCGATGTGACCTACGAAGAATTATACGAAGAACTAATATACGAGTACATTGAAAACTCTTGAGTGCATAGAATTGATACAGATGGCTGACGAAGGTGGAATCTTCACCGATGAGTCACGCTACGATGTTGGTACAATGCTTACAGTTTTAAACGCTGCAAGAGCATTCGCCATTACCGAGATGTACCGTAAAAACACAAGGGTACACCCTAACTTTATTCAGAGGGTTTATCCTGAGTACAAGAAGAACCTACAGCAGGATGACTGCTACACATTGTTTGAGATTCCACGTACAGTAGAAATCAACGACAAGATGGACGGTCTTATGTACGTAGGTAGCATTAAGGGTGACGAGGCTTTTTGGAAGGTTCGTACACGTATGCAGTTAAGTTCAAGGCGAAATCATAGGATTCATAAGCTGGCTCAAAAAAAGCACATACATTTCCTGTACGACACTACAAGGGGATACTTAGAGATATACGACCCAAAGGTAAAGTATCCGTTGGTTGAAGGAATCTTTGAAGACCCTACAAGCGTTCCTCAGTTCAGCTTTGACCACGATGAGTACCCTATCACTAACGATGCCATGAAGCGTATCGAAGACCTTGTGAGAAGGGGGACTATATTAGACTCTATGAGGATTCCTATCAATAAGATATCAAACTCCCAAGAGGATTCAAATATTCAACGTGACGTTCAAACGAAATGATAGAGGTAGGTAAATATAGCATTGTAAGTCTTCAGGAGGCTGTTGAGTCTGCGAAGGAGATGCTACGTATTCAGGACACGACAGAGTTCGATGGCTTCCTTCTTAGGAAGGCAGACGAGGCTATGCGCCATATCGGTGACGCTACTACATACGCAAAACGTGCGTGTACCATAGATATCGTTGACGGAAGAGCAAAGCTCCCTATGGGCTTTATTAGACTTCTAGGGGCGAGAATGTCCGACTCTAACGGCAACTGCTTCGACCAACCTTACCTTGACCTTGCGTTCCTAACGGACTGTGGGTGCGAGAACGTGGCAAGCACAAACAATGGCTTTAATAATTCCTTTGAGATTCAGGAGGGCTACATAGTATTTCACGTACCTTCAGACCTTGAGACAGATAAGATGCGTATAGCGTACATCTCAAGGACTGTAGATGATGATGGGTTGATGTTAATGTCTGAGAGACACGAGAGAGGGATAGAGGCTTACCTGTGCTATCAGTTTACGGTTAGCTTCTTTGAAAACTATCCTGTCAACATAAGACAAGAATATCAGAGAACTTGGAAGAACCAAAAACAACACCTCAAGGGCATGAGCCAAAGGGAGAGATTTGAAGAGAACAAGAGGCAGATAGGTGCATTACTTAATGCGTGGATAACCTCTGATAGAAACGATAGATAATGAGCGATCAGCCAGTAAGATTTACACCACTCGGAAACCTTGACAAAGACTCTGAGTACAAACTTGTAGGCAAGGGTAATTATACTGATGCTCTTGATGTAATCAAGCAGGATGATGCTGGTCAGGTGTCAGGAACAATACAGCCTACACAGAGAAACAAACACGCTTTCTCGTTGGGTAGTGTTCAGGCACAAAACAAGAAGTATCGTGTAACTGTAGATGGCGATGCTACAAAGAGTCATGCGTTAAGGTTTGTATCATCCGACAATCAAGTTACAATAGTAAATGGGAGTGGGAGTAACAATGAGGTTGAGTTTAATGGTATTGTTTCAGATTTTTTAAACTCTTGGAATACCCAGACTCAACAGTATGCTGCTTTTCAGATAACAACTTCTGGAAATATTATTGAAATAGAGTTAACGCAATATTCTTATTATAATTGGAGTTTATTCAGTGTAGGGCAAGATGAGGTTCAAGTAGAGTGTATTCAAGAAGCCATACCAACCAACCTTACTGGTAAGCTGAAAGACATTGGTTCTTACGATTTACTTGGTGATTTGTTTATATTCAGTACTACTCAAAGCGAAGAACCTTCAGAGTTAGAGGCTAAAATAATTAATGTTGGTCCACTTAACAATAACCCATCGCCTCCTCCAAACCTTATATTAACTGGACCTATAACCGAAATAACATTTGACTCTCCTCACGGACTTATACAAGGAGAGCAAATAAGAATACAAAACTCGCAAGCCGCTTGGTTAAACACAATTTTAATTGTGGATGAGGTCACTTCATCTTTATCGATAAATGTTGTAACTAACACTTCTTGGGGGCAGGTTTATCCAGAGTTTTCAGTAGGTGATGAGGTTGTAATTATAAACCCAACAGGGTTAGGTGAGATTGGAGTTTCTCAAAAAAACAACCAATCAGAGCAGTGGTCATACATTAGGTTGCTTAGAAGTGTTGAGTTCAATTTTGTTCAGACAAAAGACATAAGGTGCGATGGGAGACAAAAGATATCAAGTAAACATCTTTATTTTACTGATTTCTATAATTCAATAAGATCTTTTAAGTATAAAGGGGTATTTCAAGAGGACGGAGCGTTATCTTTTGTTAATAGTGAAAATATATACAGTTACGGAAATATAAACCTTGAAGTGCAGCTTTCGGATGTTTCTGGAGGAATTTACAATACTCTTTCTTTATCTTCTGTAAATCAAACAGGAGGGCAACTTGTTGCTGGTAATTATTATTTTTTCTATAGGTTTTACATAGGTGGTCAATCTCAATTTTGGGGTGCTTTACCTAACCCTGTTTCAATATATCTTAAAGACTTTCCAGATGACCCAATAAGATTTATTGTTGGAGATCCATCAACAACAGTAACATCAAAATCAATAAGTATTAGCCTTACTGGTGTTAATGTTAATCTTTTTGATGAGGTTGAATTTGCTGTAATAAGAGCCTTTGAAGATGGGTTTGATGAGCCTTTAATATTTACACCAAACAGATTGACTGCAACTGAAACTGTAAATGTTGACTATACTGGTTACGGAGAGGAGGTAATACCTGTAGATGTAGCAGAATTTTCTTTAGAATCACTTTCTGTTGCTGTACCAGACAAGGCGTATGATTTATCTATTATAGACGGCAGATTGGTTCTTGGGAACATAAAATACAAAGATATAGGTAATTTATCAGATTGGGCTGAAGCAATAACTCATTCATTAAAATACGAAGAAATAGGTATTAGCCCAATTAGAAGAAAGGATATCTATGAATCATACGTCAAGCCAGAGATAATAAACGAATACCCTTCTGTAACTTTAAACGAAATATATAGAGTTGGGGTTGAAGTTATTTTTTCAAACGGAGTAAAATCCCCTATCTATTGGGTGGATGACATAAAAATAGATTGCGAATCTACAAACACAGAAAATCCAAACAATGATAATAGAAGGATTTCTGGGTTGCCTAATTTTGAATTAACAGGGGATGTTGATGTTTCAGACGGAAACAATAACCAAGTAACAAAAGTTCCCTACATAGAATTTTCTAACATAAATTTAGAGTATTTATTTGGTGGTACTCCATTAAAAAATCAAATATCAGATGTTAGATTTAGACTCGCTGAAATAAAAAACAAAAGAAGTGTTTTAGCATCTGGTTTTGTTGTTATAGGAGTGGATGGTAATAGGATTTCTGAGGTTGTTCCAGATGCCTCTGGCTACACTCAAGACGGAAGCACTGGACCTGTTACATTTAGCATTAGTACTAATGATACTATTGCTCCAATCCCCTCATTTGCTGGATGGTATGGATTTAATAACCCAAATAACCAATTCTACGCTGAGTGGGATACAACTGAAATAGGCTACCCATTTTCAGACTTTCCAAACACTAATCCCCCTGGTCTTTTAGCAAACAATTGGACTCCATATAGAAAATATGCCTTTTTCTGTTCTCCAGAATTAACAAATGGAGAATTAGATGATTTTAACTTAACAGGTGCTGATAGATTAAATGTAATGTATCCTTTAAAGAGGGAAGGGGATTATGTTGTTGGGGATATATCGGATTGGTCTGTAGGTTCTCTATCTCCAAGAGAAAATATTTTTTTAGACTATGTTGCTAAAACAGGGTTCTCTAACCCTGCCGTAAGCACAAATCAATATGATATAGATTATTTTGAGACTTTTACTCCATCTCAGGGGATATATACTACAAATATTGACCCAACATCTCCAGGTGAAGAGGTTTCTAATCATTACAATACATTTGTAACAACACCAGTAGGGGGGGCGCCTGGACCAGTTCTACATCTTCCTAAAATGATGGTTTTTAAAACTGACCAAGGAATATATCCTGCTGATCTTCAAAATATACCATCAGAGGTTGCAAAGGATTGTGGTATATACTACGCTCAATTATATAGGGATATACCTAATAAGTATGGAGATATAGGAGACACGACATATATGTCTCAATACTCAAGTCATTCAGTGCAATCATTATTAGCGAATAGTGTGGCTAAATGTTTTTTAGGTGATGCTTTTATATACAGGGTCATAAATAGATGGCAATACCCAAGCTCCAATGCAAGGGGGGCTATAGGGTTATCCAATACTTGTCAGTCATACATAAATACTGCATTGATATTCCCTGAACCCACTTCAATGTTTTTTGATCAAGATACAATTAACAATTGGTTAGACTCACTTGAAGAGTATGAATGGAAATATAATCACGCTTATGATTATAGGTTCCCAATACAAGACTCCCTTGTTTACACCGAAGAGCTAATAGATTCTCTCAGTGACGCTCCAGCAAGAGTTATATTTAGCGAAAGAGATAATTACGCATTTACAGTAGACAGGATGAGGGATATTCCTGTTGCTAACTTTAAAGATTTAGACGGAACTTGGGGTCCTATATTTTCAGTAAACAACATAAACGGAGAGCTATTTACGCTTCAACCAAGAAAGTATCAGCTTCAATACTTCAACACAAGAGGAACGCTTCAGGGTTCTAATGATGGAATTGAAGTTTTAATTGGCGATGCGTCTGTTTTGGATAGGGATGGAAAATCACTATCATCTTACGGGACTAACCACGAAGGCTCAGTAATAAAAGGGTCAAGCCCAGGCGGTAAGGATGTAATTTACTGGTTCAACCAAGAGAATGGATTGTTTATGCGATTTGGTGCAGATGGAACTGTTGTTCTTTCTGAACGTAATGGTATCCGTTCTTTTTCAGCAAACAATACAAAATGGACCGAAAACCAAAACGTAGCCGCATTAAACTACGGAATCAGAAGTGTTTGGGATGATAGGTTCAAAGAGGCTATTTGGACATTTATAGGGGTTAGAGCAAATAAAGGAGTATGGGGAACATTACCCTCAAATCAACCATATTCAGAAGGAGATACGGTTACTGGAAATACATTTGATACATATTCATTTGATGGTATTCCTGACGTATATATATCTCTGTTAAACCATTTTCCTTTACCTCAAACAGAACCTGGGGTAGGAAGCGATTGGGAAACGCACTGGAAGAAGGCTGAAAATAACTCTGAATACTACACGGTATTTACGCTTGCATTTAATGAACTATCAAACGGATTTAGCACGTTTTACTCTCACTTACCAAAGACATACCTAAAGTGGAAGAACAAGTTCCTAAGTTCTCACCCAACAGAAAGAAGTGAGATTTACGAACACAGAAAAGGCTATGACAAGTGGTACGAGTACGAAGGTGTATGGAAAGAGTCAGAGCCGTATCTTGAGGGCGTAGTTAATCCATTCCCAGATCAGTCTAAGAAGTTCGTAGCTATTCAAGCACTTACCGACAATGTTCCTGACAGAATAGAGTTAAAAACAAAAGACCACGAATCATTCTTAGTCGCTACAGACTTTGACCCTGAAGATGATGCTTGGAGGACTCCTATTAAGAACGACATACTTACAAGCCAAACAAGCGACCCTAACGATGACACAGTTTCATTAATTGGCTCGTACATGAGGGTTAAGTTTAAGTTCTTCAACGGTGCTTACAACAAGATGAACAACTTGGTAGTCAAGGTAAGACAAAGACTTAGGAGAACTCAATCATAGAGTGTGCGTTGTTTTTTCGTATCTTTGAAGTTAGTCTATAACTAAACTTCATAAGCATGGCGTGGATAGGACCTGTGATAGGGGCATTAAGCGGAATTGTAACAGGAGCAATTCAAAAAAGAAAGGCGGCAGAAGCAGCACAAGCACTTCCTGACCCTATGAGTTTCTCTCCTACACCACAAATGGTTAAGGCTGAAGAAATGTTTGGTAAACGAGCAGAAATGGGTTTAGACCCAGCAGAACTGCGAGTGGCAAGACAAGGGATTACAAGAAGCAGAGGGGCAGCAGGAAGAATGATGGAGAACATGGGTCTTTCAAGAATATCTCAAGGTATGTCCAATATTTACGGAATGGATGCGGAGATGAATCTTGCTGCTTTGAACGCTAAGGCAAAGCAAGATGCTATGAATAGATATTTAGGTGTAGCACAAGGGTTCCAAAACATACAAGACCAAGAGGTTACTTCGTTTAATCAAATGCTAAACCAACAAAGAATGGCGCTGGGGGCTGCTGGGGCTTCTGGAGGCAAAAATATACTAAGCGGTATAGCTACAGGTGTTCAAGGTTTAAACACTAATCAACTTGCAGAGGCTTACGCAAACTCAGGAGACACGTATAACTACAATTTATACGGAGGGACTGGTGGGAGTAGCTTTGGAGGTGGAATGTTTGGGAGTTCGGGAGGTGGACTTGGATTTGGAGGAGCGTATTTAGATTCAGGATTTACAGGTGTCGATACCTCTCGCTTCGGTAGATTTGGTCCTAAGTAATAATATTAAAAAAACAACATGGCAAACGGAGGAGCTTTCGGCAACCCACTAACTACAGGTATAGCACTGAACTTCGAGGTCGATATGACCCCGTATCGTCAGATGATGAAGGACAACCTTGATTTTGCCAAAAATCAGGCTGCGAATATAAAGGCAAAACAAAAAGAGTTTAAGGATATACTAAAGAACATAACCTACGATGACTCTAAGATTCTAAAAAGACGTAGAGATGGCGCAAGGGTTAAGTACGCAGAGCTTATTAGCGATGCAATAAAGTTGCAGAAAGAGGGTGACTTTGGAGGTGTTCAGATGGCGATTGCAGAATTTGATAGCGGTATGCGTAATTTAGTTGATGAGAGAACTCAATTTGACGCATACGAAAAATTAGCTAAAGATGGAAAGCATTTCGTTAATATGGATTACATTAATGCAATACATGGAGAGAACGCAGGAGCCACTTCTGACGCTAATATACTCTTAAATCATGGAGATGAAATTATTTACGACTCAAAAAGTGGTACTTTTAATTCACACGCCATTAAAAGAGCAGACCCGTTAGCTTTTGTCAACAAGGTAATTTCGGGTATGCCTATGAAAGCACTTAAAGGCTCTAAGCCTGTATATATACCAGAAACAAGAGAGTATAAATACGACCTATCAAAAGTCGAAGACCCTGATGCGCTTTATGCGGAAATGGCAGCTACGTGGTTAGGCGGAGGGGAAAGTCATATTGAAACTATGAGGAGAGACATGAATCTAACTCCAGATGACCTTGACGGAACTGGAGCGATTGAGAATGCCACTGAGTATATGAGAATGTTGACCGAAAACAAAATACTCGGTGAAAGATATTCAAGCCCTCCCCGACCTCCATCAACCAAACATACTTACGGGGTTACCGATGATAATATTGGAGATGTAAGTTTCTCAGGAAAACCATCATCAGCAGTGTCTACAGAGAGTTCAACTCCAGAGCAGATAGAGCAAGCGAGAGTTGACAAGATAACAGGTGAAGTGCAAAAATATGTAACTGATGCTATAGCCGCAGACCCAGATAATGTGGAAGATAAATTAGCTATGGAGTCATATTTAGAGCCTTTTGGATTAAACATAAAGGTATCTGGAAGAGCTTCGGCTATAGGTAAAGAAGAAGTAGCAATACAAACAGAATCTGGTAATAATTTGGCATTCTTAGACCCTACCTCTAACACGTTTGTTCAAGACCTAACTAAAATAATTTTAGAAAACGGTACTGAAAGCTATCTTGAAACACAGGTCGGAACTCCCGAAACAACAGCCGAAGAGTTCCTTACTCCTGAGTCTGATTCATTCTTTGCCAATCTTGCTGGTGGCAAGACACCAATTACAGACTGGGCAATCCCTGCTGGGGCAACAGTTGTTTTAACTGGCGATCAGGGGGCTGTTGAGGTAAAACTAAAGAATGATATGACCTTTGATAAAGGTAAGTTCCAAAAAGCAGCTAAATACAAGGATAAATCTGGGAATACGGATACGTACTACGATATAATGTTCCCAATTGACCAAAGAGATAAGGAAACGTATTTCACCAATTTGTTTAATGATTCTGACGTTCTTACTGAATTTAAGATAAAAAGCCCAGACCAACTTCCAAAGTCAATGTATGTGAAGCAAGATAACGGTTTATTTAAAAGTCTTTTATCAGTCTTACAGAACAAGACTAACATAGGAAAGATGACTGAAGGTTCTCTAAAGAAAGCTATGGACAAGTTTATGAAGCCTATGTCTACGTCAGGAACGGCATCAAGCGGTGGAGCAGCAAGAAGAACAGAGATAAAGGAATCTGAAATAGCAGCAGCAGCCGCTGCTGCTGGTCGTTCTGAAGCAGAATACAGACAACTTCTAATAGATAATGGAATTAAAATAGTACCATAATATGGGTTTTCAAAGCACAGTAAGTTACGATGAGTTTGGTATTGCTATTAAATCAAAAGACGAAGAGGTAGCTGTTGATGAGTTTGGCATTCCGATAAAAAAAAAAGAGTCAACCGAACCGACTCAGCCAGTTCAGACTCAGCAAGTTCAGGAACAAGAAGTTCAACAATCTCCAACTCAGGACGCTCCTTTACTCGGTCTTGGAGCTGTTTCGGAACAAGCTACAGCATCTCCTTCAGTTGGTCAAGGAGTTCTTAGGGATGTAGACCAAACACAGACTACGGATGGTGAATTAGACGCAGTTAAGAAGTCAATAGACCGACCTCTTATGGCGGCTCAAGATAGAGCTAAACAAGAATCTCAATCAGGTTCGTCACTAAACCTTTCAAGAACAGAAAAGTTCGTTCCGTATGACATATCTGAGCCTGAAATTACAATAGATGAAGAAGCTGAAGATTATATTCCTGACGAATTTGGGGCTTACTCTACAAGCTACGAAGAAGTTGTAAAGGACAAATCCCTACTCGCTCAGTCTGAGGTTAAAAAACAAGCCCAAAAAAGAGCTTTAAAACACGAGATAGCAAGAGATCAACTTTTAAGTGTTGACGTAAAAGATAAATTGTTTGATAAGGATTACACAGACAGTCTTTTAGATACGTATGCCCCCAAGGACATAAAAACAACCACTACTGGTTCTTATCAACCTGGTAGGATTACTACGGCTGATGAGTTTGTTCGTGACCAAGAAAAGGTAGACGAGTATCAGGTCGCTCTTAATGCAGCAAAAAAGCAAGTAGTGTCAGAAAAGCTTTCCAACATAATGGATAGCGGTGACACAGCATTCCAATCCGCAGAGTTAGACATTGACAAGGCAATGAACTCATGGCTTGAAACAACCAAGGATCTTGAGACTAAAGAGGCTAGGAAAGACCTTACATTTATTGAGGACTTAATTCTTGATGACGAATACATTAAAAAAGGTGCAGATATAAGCACTGTACACGACATACTCCAACCTGGGTATGTTGGTGGCGCACAAGGTATTTTTGATTCCGAGATAGATAAATTTGTAGAGGAAAACTTAGAAGACCTTAACATAGAAAGTGACGAGGAGAAAAAGATGATGAAGGTTCATCTTAAAGAAGTTTACAAGAGCAAGAAAAAATTAGACAAGGCTGCTGGACAGGTTGCTAAAAAACTTGGTTTTGATGCAGATGATGTGACTAAGGATTTTGATAAGATTGTAAAAAAAATCACAGGTTACGAATCGGAGATTAAGTCGTTATACACTCCGTATGAAGCAAAAGCCAAACAGGTTCAAAAAGACATGGTGCTTGAGTTTGAGAAATCACAGGACCGTATTTTTAATAGAATATCTCAGTCTGAAGAGTACAGTAAATTACAAAGTGAACTTCAGGGAAAGGTGAACTCTGGTGAAATGACAGAGGCAGAGGCAAACTCAGCATTAAACCAAAGGATAAACATTATGATTTCTGAAAGCCCAGAGGCAACTCAGCTTCAGAAAAAATATCAGGGCGTTCTAAGTAGTTATGAGTCTCAGTTTGAAAAAGAGACAAGTAGAATATTTAGCAATATACAGGCTGAAATAGAACAGGCAAAAGACCTATCAAGCAAGGATGAAGAGTACAGGAAGATGCTTTCTGAAAAGGTGTCTGAAATGTATGATGCTGAGAAGGCTGAAATAGAGTCTGATTGGGAAAACCTATACTTTGGTGGTGGTCAGATGAGAGGATTAAAAACTGGTCTTGGTACTATTGCTTCAATGATGTCTGGAGGTTCTGAAATGTTCTTTGGAGAGACTGAGTTCAGTAAGAGTCTTACATCGGTAAATAATCAAATTCAATCAGACAATCCTTTAATAGACCCAGGTGAGTTTAGCTGGACGGAAAGTCCATTTGACGCAGATTGGTGGGCTACAAGAGTCATGCCGTCTGCCCCAATTACATTCTCACTATTGGTTCCAGGTATGGGTGTGGGTGCTGGAACAGCAGCACTTGCAACAAGGATTGGTCTTACTGGTCTTTCTCGTGCGCTTATAGCTGGTACTGTGTCTGGTACAGGAATGAGGGCAATGGAAAGCTTTACGGAGTCATCTTTACAGTACTACGACCTTATAGAGAGAGGTGAGTCTGTAGAATACGCCTCAGTAGAGGCTTCTAAAAACTATAGGGACCAAATGGGGGCTGTAGTTTTTGATGTAGCCGAAATGACGTTTATATTCCTCCCAGTTGCAAGTAGACTTGCCGCAGTAGCTAAAGTTGCTGTACAGGTTCCATTAAACTCAGTAGAAGAGCTTTACCAAGAAGAAATAACTGCCGAGGAAATTGCCCGAAAAAGGTACTTAGAGGGTGGGCTTACTATGGAGGAAATTGAGACAGGGGTTACGGAGTACGAAAAAGTATTTTCTGGTGGAAAGTTCAGCGATATGTACAACTTCGCCAAAACAAAGCAGGGTCAGGAGGTAATGGCTATTGGCGGAATATATGGTGGTGCATTTGGCGTTACTTCATTTGGAGTTCCAGGCGTAATTGATGGTGACTGGCAACGAGCAAACTCACAAAGAAAGCTTAACAACTTCCTTAACGAGGAGATTGTAAAGTATTCAAGCACTGAAATTGTTAGAAACGCAGAAGGTAAACCACTTGAGTTCGGTAGGGGTGGAGTTGTCCGTGGTCCTGCCGAGACAATGCAGGAAGCTAAAAACAGAAGAATCTGGCAGCTTAAGGCTACTCTTGACGAGATGCAGATGAAGGGTCTTATCAATGAAGATGACACTAAACTTGGTAAAAAGCAGATTGACTTTACCTTTGGTGTTGCTGACCAGATGCCTGTAAATCTTCCTCTCGTTACCCGTGGTCAGTTACTACAGAAACTAACGGAAATAGAGGAGCTTGAACAGGGACTTGAGGGTATGACTAACGAGACTCTTATTGGCAATCAAAAGAAGAAGATAGCAAAGCTAAAGAAGGAGTCTGAAGAAATAATTGGCGGAACTGCAAAGGGCTACTTTATAAATAATGTGAGCGTTACACTTGAGCAGTTTGTAAAGATAGCTACAAATCCAAAGTTCGCAGAGGATGTTGTTAATGGCAATGTTGATATTGTCATAATGAACGACCAAGAAACTCAGGAATCATTTGCAAATGCTGTTAAAGAGTACAAGACTGAGCCAAGAGTATTTGAAACCCCTACAGATGAAAAGTACGCTGTAGTAAACGAAGGCAAGGGAGAGGGAGACAGGGTTCTTACTAAAACAGAGTACGATGAGTATGTTGCTCCTGCCCAAGAAGAAAAAACAAAAGAGGATAAGTTAGCTAAAGATAAAGATAGAAACGAACGTATAGAGAAGGCTCTTGCGATACTTGAGCCTATAGCATCTTCGAGAGAGGAGCTTACGGTAGACCAACTGACAGAGGTGTCTGAAATCATTGGCGAAGAACTCGCTGGAGAGTTGATATCAGATCAAATCAGCAAGGCTCCTGACGCTGTAGACCTATATAACCTATTAGACGATAATAAAGTAAAGATAGATGATACGCAAACTACCGAACAAGAAGCTGTGGTTGAAGAGGCTGCACCTGCTGAGGAGGTTGTGGTTGAAGAGGCTGCGCCTGTTGAGGAAAAAGAAAGAGGGTTCTTCGGTAAAACACTTGACAAGGTATTCAAAAAAGAAAAGATTGATGAGGATGTTCAGCTAACTGAGGAACAAAAAGAGCAGGGTATTCAAGAGGTTTATGATGAACAGGTAAAATATTTAGAAAGCAGAATTGAGAAGGCTCAAAAAGAAGGAAATAGTGTTCTTGATAATATGTACAAAATAGACCTTGAGGGACTTAAGTCTGAATCTCCAAGGCAGTATTTAGAAAGAGATTTAGAGACACGGAAAGGAATGCCTAGCTACTACTCGGAACAAGCAAGTAAAAAGAATGCTGGAATTTACAACAAACAATTAGTTCAAGAGTCAGTTGATAGAATCTACCAAATAGAGAAACTGTTAGGCATAACAGCAACAGAGCAAGAGGTAAAAGCAAGGCAGGAGATTATAGACTCCACGCCAACAAGAGCTGAATTAGAGGCTCAAATACTATCTGAATCTCAAACATTAGAAATAAAAGACGGTAAAATAGAAATAGTCAAGTCAGTTGAACTTGGCAAAGCACCTACAATTAAAACAAAGGATGCTCCTAAAATAGAACCCCTCACCAAAGAAGACGCAAAGTCGGAAGAAAAAGTAAAGGAGTTCGTTGAAGAAAACTTGTCTGACGAGAAGAAGAATGAAGAGGCAGATAATGAAATAGAGTCTAAGTCTGAAGAAGAACTCAAAGAAGACGTTCCTAAAGTATTAGAATCAATCTCTGAATCAGAAAGAGAGAGACTTGACAGAGAGGCTAAATTCAAAAAAAAGTCTACTGTAGATTATGTTATTGACTACCTAAAAGGTAAGTTAAAGAATGTCAGACAGTCAATCAAGAATATCCTTGAGAAGATTAAATCGAATTATAGAAAGGTAATTATAGGTACTACTATAATAGTTGATTTAGCTACAATGGGAACTGGCGTTAAGCTTGCAGAACCAAAGGTCAAAGATGCATTTAAGGAATCTATAGAGTTCGTGTCTCCAATAGTTAAAGAAGTTTCCAAAAGTAGTATATTGTCTTTTGCTGAATCAAATAAAGAATCGTTTTCATTAATCAACGAAACTGTTCAGGCAAGTAGTTTATCTGAATCAATAAAAGGAAATTTTGCAAATGTTGCATCTCAGTCTGGAGCAGTTAAGGGTGTAAAACAAGAAGTGTCACTTACAAAGCAAGGGATTACAAAAGAAACAGACGTTATTGACGATAAGTTTTTAGACACACAAACATTCAATGAAAATATAAGCGTTTCAAAAGAAGCTACAACTAAATTGCCTCAAGTTAGATATAGAGAGCAATTTCCAGCATCAAGAGGAACAGAATATGTTATTGGTGGGAATACCAATGAAAGAAAAGGTAAAGACATTGAGGGCATTGAGAGAGTATCACACTTTATGTTGGATGGGAATTTTAAAGAAGGTGTTGATTATACCGATAAAGATTATGAATATTTTAAGTCAGGAGATCAATACAGATATACAGGAAACAGGGGTATTCACAGAACTGGCATTGAAACAGATGGATATGTTCCGTATATATTAAATAGGGCTGGTGATCGTGCTATTGTTACATACAAAAGATACTCTGAAATATCTAAAAGTAAAGACGTAAACCAAGTCCTTAAAGATGGTAATATTCTAACGCCATTACGTCAGTTTAAATTTGGAGACATAGATTGGGATAGAAAGCCAATAAATAAGGAGGTTAAAGATGGTGGAGATAGGGTTTATAAATCTGCTGTTGAGTTACTTCTAAAAGACAATGTTCCTAACCCATACAGAGAAGGGAGATTAAAAGGAGATGGAGGTGGTAAAAAGGACTTACACCCAAGAGGAACGTACATATTTTATACGCCAGCTTCTGGAGAAGATGCTTACGGAAGATATAATGGAGGTTCTTTTGTTTTCATTTTTGATTACAAAGGCGAGACATTTGTAAGAGATTTTGCTGGCAGTATTACTGATGTAAAGGCAGAGGGAAGAGATATAGCTAAAAAGTATAGAATAAGTGAAAATGACATAACAATTGGTTTTCACGATGCAGGTAGTGTAAGTACAAAATTAAAAGCCACAAACGGAAAGTTAACTGATAGTGATATTAAAAAAGTAAACAATAAGGGAGTTGTAACTAATTTCTTAGGCAAGCCAACAGAAAACAAAATACCAAGAGATGAGCCAGGCGATGCTCCAATTGGTCTTATGGCACTTCCATTACTGTTCGGTGGTGTAAAAAGAAAAAGAAAACCCTTAGAGGACACTGATGCTGACAAAGTAGTAACAGAATGGATGGGAGATGTGCAGAAGATTTACGATGCACAGAAGACTAAGAATAAGGAAGAAGCAAGAAATCAAGCCGCTGTTAATTTAGCGTTAAGCGGTAAACTGGATGAACTCGCTCCTGACCAAGTAAGTAAAATTCTTGACGCTATAAAGAAAGAGACTGAAGTTATGGGTAAGAAGTGGAGTGTTTCCACATTGTCTGAACTTGAGGGTCTTACACTTAAAGAACAGTTCAAGCAAGGTTTTGAAGAGTATGTTGCCGCAATGAAGCAGAAAGAGTCTGATAAGATTCAAAAAGCAAAAGAAACTGCTCAAGGCAAGATAGATGCAGTTAAAGAAAGAACTGCAAAAGCCGTTGAGAAAATAAAGGCTAAAAAAGAAGCTGAAAAAATAGAGTACAAAGACAAGATTGAAAAGCTAAAGAAAGAAAGTAAAGCCGACAAAGAAGCAAGAGAACTTTTTGCAGCAATTGTAAATGACATCGCTAAAGATGCAGGTCTTTCTCAAATATCAAGAAATAAAGCCTCTGAACTTCTAAAATCTTCAAGAGATGTAAATGCAGAGAACATTGAAAGGTTACTTGAAAAAGCTGTTCGTGTAATAGAATACGAATATAAAAGAAACATTGTAAAAGAGTCAGACAAGAAAATAAAGGACTTTAATAAAAATATTAAAAAGAACAAGTTTGGTACTTTAACTCAAGCAGCTAAAGAACTTGCTGGGATAACCACTGAAGATATACCTATCGGATTACTCCCAAGGTTTGTTGATGTAATAGATGGTGTTTCAAAGAAATCTCCTTCAGCTAAAGACCTTGAGGAGCTTGCTAAATTTATGTCTGAGTTTAAGAATGAACTTGACCAGCAAATAACTGACATACAGTCTTTTGCAGATGTGCTTAATGATTTCAAGACTCAAGAAGAAACTGAAAAAATAGATGATTATTTAAAAGAAAACGGTTTTTCAGAATCACAAATAGAGTTCTTCAAGAACAACAGAAAAGCTATAAACGCTGCATACAAAAGTTTTTACACTAAAGAAGGGAAAGACCTAACCGCACAAGAAAAAGCACAAAAGATATCTGAGCAGATGCTTGAAGCCAAAAAGGTTTTTAGGGAGATGGAAGCTGACGGTGACGCAAAGGTTGATATGAACAAGTTCAAAGGCAAAGTTCAACAAGAAGTGAATATTGCTGAGTTCTTTAATAACATAAAAGCGTCCGATATAAACTACCTTTCAAGAACAGAAGCAAACAAACTACCTGTTGTTTTTGAAAATCTTAACCGTGGCATGGTTACAAATGCAACTTTTAAGATTATGAATAGAATTAAAGGCGGAAGGATTCTTGATTCTTTTGTGAAGTTAGACCCTAAATCTCCAATCAAAAGAGTTAAGACAAAAGATGAGCTTTTTGAGTCTTTTGTATCTAATGCTGGGGAAATTGCAAAATTAGATAGGGTTTTTGATCCTGCCACATTAAAGAACTCAAGAGATCTTGCAAAAGATATTGAGAAAAAGGTTCTTGACTACGCTGATGAGGTTATAAAAGGGCTAAAAGGAAAACCATTGTATGAGCAAATAAGCAAGGTAATAAGACCACTTGTAAATGCAAACACACGTACAGCAAAATTCCACGAAAAGGCTAACGAGTTGTTTAATAAAATGGATGGGAGTCCTTTACATAACACAACTCTTATGTCTGTATATTTTAGGTCAAGAGAGTTTGACTTGAACCCAGACAATGCCAAGATAAGAAATCCTCTTGACTACATAAATAAGACATTAGAAAGCTCAAGTTTATCAGAAAAGAAAAGAGCTGTACTTAGCGGAATAAAAAACGAATACTTTAGAAATGGAAAGCCATTAACAAAAAATATGCTTTCAGTTATAGAGAAGAGTAAGGGTGGTCCGTTGATTGACTTTATGGATAAGGTTATGGCTGAATCAAAAGGCGATGTGAGATTTATGTCTGAAGTGATTGAGTCAAGCCCTGTTGATTTTTTTATGGGATACCAGCCAAGGTCAACAATTAAAGGAAAGAAAAGTATTGAGGATTTATTATCTGATGTTTCCAACAATGTAGGTAGACCATCTTTAAAAACGAGTGCCGTAAAATCAAGGGAAACAGGAGCTAACGCTCTTAGCTTTGATGCAATGGATGATTTTATGCGAACAGCAGCATCCATCGATTTACAAAGAAGTATTGCTCCTGCTTTGGCAGAATTAAATGCATTTATATCTGAAGCAAGTAGAAGCGGAAACGCTGACGCTAAAATATTTGCAGACACTTTAAAAAGGGTAGTTGAATCCTACGTGAAAAATACCTTATCAAGAGACTATAAGCAAAAGGGTCTTTTCGGAAACATTTATGATTCAATGGGCAGAAAGCTAAAGAAAAACACTTTAGCTGGCATATCTAAGGCTACTGTTGAGTCACTTATTCAATTAGGTAAGATACATATTGATGAAGATGCAAGTAATGCGTTTTATAAGAACGCATCTATGAAAAGAGATGTGTCTAATCAACAAGTTTTAGAAGCTCTAAACTCTATTCACGTAGCAAGGGCAGGAGTACTTTCTTCTGAAATGTCAAGAAAAAGGTCATACATAACAGACGCTGTAAGGAGAGGTGATTCAAATAAAGTTGAAGAATTAATATATTCTGCGTCAAAAACCATTCCTGGTAAAGTTGTATCAGGCGTGGATGATTTTATGGGAGATTTTAATACGGCACTTATAAAGTTCCCTGACCTTATTGGGACTGTTCAGTCTGCAATAGGGGGAGCCGCTATTAGGTTTAAGGAAATTACAGGTAAAGAACTTGATTTCGACAAGCTTGTAAAAGACCCTGAATACAGGGCAAAATATAAAGATGAACTTGAAGCTTCAATAGCATATGGTGATCAGTTAGCAACAAGAATGGGTGGACCTGGCTCTATGGAACAAAAATCTCTTCAAGATATAAAGGGTGGCAAGATTTGGGATGCGAATAGGTTTGTTAGGTCATTTTCCACAAATGAGAATGAGCAAATTCTAAGTGCAGTTACTACTCTTGGCGTACCTACGTTGTCAGAAACAATTGGCAGAGATAAAGGAAGGCAGCGTGGAGCTGAATTTGAAAACAAGAGAAAAGCAGCAAGAGGACTTGCATCTTCTCTTTTTGGTCTTGGAGCTTACACAAGCTTTAGAATGGCACTTGGAACTTTAATTCTTGGTATGTTCGGTGCTTTATTGAATGGTGATGATTGGGATGAAGAATTTGATAATTGGGATTGGGATGTATTTAAAGCAAGGGTTCTTGGGGACTCTGTTTGGACTGCTTTATTTGGGAAGTTTGGAGTTATAGAGTCTTTAGTTGCGCAGTCACTTATTGCTTATGGAGTAAGACAAGCATATAAAGAAAGGGGCAAAGAAGAGCTTGGAGAGAAGATTGCTGATGGTATGTTTTACAGTACGGTAAGCCAAGACGATAAAGCAACTAAGGAATGGAAAATGTTAGGTCCAGAAGGAAAGCTTTTAGGTAGTATTTTGGAAACTGTATATGTGGTTGCAGATGCTTATGAAGAAGAAGATTTTGACTTGCTTTCAAGCCCAAGCTTTAAGAATAACATTTTTACAATAGCAAAAGGGGTTTCTAATTTAGGGGCGGCTCAAGACGTAGGAACTGGGGTAAGAAAAAGGTGGTACGGAAGAGATGAAAATAGAAAGGTAAGGGAGTCATTTGGTAAAAACGGAGATTCCAAAATAGTAAACGAAGTAGAAAAAGAAGTTTTAAGGCTCTACAAAGAAACAAGAGAAAGGTCTGTTATGCCTTCAATGATAAAGGATAAACCAAGAAAAATAACGAAAAAGGGAGTAAGCGTTGATGTTTTTATTCATGGATTTTCGGTTAAAGAACTTCAAAGGTTAAAGGGAGACTTTATTAGGCGTGAATCTGAAAAACTAATTAATACAAGAGATTATAAAAACGTAAGTGATTCTAAGAAAATAAAATTACTCAAGAGTATTTACGGTAATTGGAGTAGGTCTGAGTCCATTAACAGCGTTTCAAAAGGCAAATACAAAAGTATTGATGATTTCTACAAGCACAATGACAACATACTCAAGTTTGAAAGATCGTTAAGATAACACTTCTAACGTACACAATGTTATATCCTCAAAATTCCGTACCTTTGAGTTATGCCGAAAAATTCTAATAAAAACAGTAGAGCAAGGGCAACAATGAAGCGTTTGGGGATTAGTGGCTTTAATAAGCCTAAGAGAACTCCGTCTAACGCTAAAAAGAGCCACATAGTAATGGCTAAAGATGGCGATAAGACCAAGCTAATCCGATTTGGAGAGCAAGGTGCGTCAACTGCTGGCAAGCCTAAGAAGGGTGAGTCAGAGAAGATGAAGAAGAAACGTGCGAGTTTTAAAGCTCGTCACGGAAAGAATATTAAAAAAGGTAAAATGTCTGCTGCGTGGTGGGCTAACAAAGAAAAATGGTGAGATATGAAGTACGGTAAGATGTCAGGAACAAAGAAATCTTCTGCAAAGAAGTGCAAGAAGCACGGTAAGGCTAATTGTAAATCATGTAAAAAACGATAAGCAATGGCTATAAGTGCTATATCACATACTGTATGTCTTGATTGCAGTGAGAACGAGTTCGTTGTAACTGGATCTATTACTGGAGAACCTACTGAATCAGTAACAAACAGTCTATCTGTTACTGATCCAAATGGAAACACTGTCGTTTACGACAATGCTACGTTGGGAAATGCTTTGTACACTACTCCATTTACTTACACTATATCTGCTGGTAGCACTATCATAACAGGTGGTGGCTCAGTTAGTCAAGCGACATTGAATTGGACTACTACTGCAAACACTACATACTCATTTATACTGAGAACAATGGTGAATGGGTACGTGCAGGATTATCCTTTGTCTGTTACGACAGGAGCGTCACCAACAGCTACTGAGATAGGGGATGGGTTAGAGGCTGCTATAAATGCTTTGCCTTCAGGGTTAGGGCTTCAAGATGTTATTTATACGTCAGGAACGTCACTAACAATTCAAGGTCAGACAAACTACTACTTTGGAATCGATGCGTTAGTCAACCTAACTGCAAGTGGCATTACGCCAAGCCCATCAGGGTCTTCAAGCGCAACATTTACAGACGGTAAGTACATGGTAACATGGTCGCTTACAGATAACTCTGTAACACATAATTCAGTAACAGAGTCCTACTTCCTTTGCGATGTAGAGTGTTGTGTAAGAGGCAAGATGTCGGCTATTGATGTAGACTGCGACTGTACGGGAGATAAGGCAACAGACGCTGCTATAGAGGCTATGCTAATGTTGCAAGGAATAAAGGCTGCTGCCGCTTGCGGAAAAGATGCAAAGGCAGATAAACTGCTTGTAGGATTACAGGCTATATGTAATAATGATTGTAAAAGCTGTTAAAAAATGAGTTGTAATTCTTGTTCAAATATAACACTACCTGGAGTTGTGGGACCTGCTGGTGCGCCTGGTGCTGCTGGTGCTGCTGGTGCGCCTGGTGCTGCTGGTGCTGCTGGTGCTAACGGTACTAACGGATCTAACGGAACCAATGGAACGTCAATAATAGAAATTGACACCACTTTGGGTGCTGGTATAACTTCTCAGACAAGCCCAACAACTCCTCAAAAATCATTTAATATCCCTGCAAATACATGGCAGAATGACGGGGATATGGTTGAGATGGAAATTATGGCGGTAGGTGAGGAGTTTGTTAACCTAGTAGCTCTGCCTTCACACAAAATTTACCTAACTATTGGAGAAGCACCTGGGACTGTTTACCCGATTGACATTAGCACTTTAGGAACGGCTTGGTTTGGTGCTGGATACACATTTTCAAATTCAAAGTTTGAGCCTTTTTTCCATTTAAAGACACAGTTATCTATGTCTTCATCAGGTACAATTACTCCAATTACAGATACTTACATGACTGAAGGGCTTTACACTGATGAATCAACAAATATTTTTGGAGACGTAAAGCTTTTTGATAAGCAAAGAGGGGCTAACCTAACCAGTGTTCCAGTTGGGTCTGATATTCCGATTAAAGTGTATTTGGTAAGCGCAGACGGAAGTGTAAATATGAAGCTCTTCTACTTTAAACTAACATCATACAAGGCGTAAAATGGCATTAAAAAACATACAAACACTTACGGCTTTAACAAGCGGAACACTAAGTATTAACGTAAGTAAAAATCCAGCCGCAGCTATTGATATGGCTTCAATAGCGAGGGTGTCTGGAGTAGTAACTTTAACTGGAAACCTTAATATTTCCCCAACTGGTACACCTTCAAGAGATACCGCTATAAAAATTCTATGGGAGGCAGCCGTTACAATAACGCCTTCGTCAGGTGATCAAGTTGTTATATTTGGCGAAACTGTTCCTGATGAATTAGTTGGAAGAAACTTTATAGCTGAATGCGTTTATGACGGAAGCGGAGGACCTTGGGTGGTAAACATACTACCTGACTTTGCAGGTGTGGGAATAGTAGCAGCAGACAGGATTGCAGCAAATGCAGTAACAACCGCTAAAATTGCTGACGATGCAGTAACTCTTGCTAAGATGGCAGGACTTGCAAAGGGGAATATTATTTATGGTGACGCATCTGGTGACCCTGCAAGTGTTAATTTAGGTGCTGTTGACGCAAACTTAGTAGTTGGAGATACCACTAACGGAGTGGCTGTTGTCGCTATGAGTGGTGACGCTACTATTGCTAAGACAGGAGCATTGACAATTGCAAACAACGCAGTTACTACCGCTAAGATTTTAGATGACA